AGTTGGTTATATTATAATGTAAAATGTTACAACTGGAGAATTCATTCTAAAACACAAATGCATAAAAGTAAAAATCATATGCAACATATTGCAGAAATTAATCAATACTATAATAAAGAATTAGCTAAGGGAAAATCATGACTGAAACCATTACATTATTTGGACACATTTTTAATTTATATGCCATTATTATTTTTATAATGGGGATAGGATTTCTTTTTGCATTGTATCGCGCTCATAAAGCTAATAATATTAATTGGTTAGATGCAGTTACTGCTATTGATCAAACTTCAGGTGCAAGGGAATTATCTATAGCAAAAATAATTCAAATTGTGGGTGGAGTTACGGCAACCTTTATAGTGATTAAATTATCTTTGCAAAATACTATAACTCCAGAGATATTTTTAATGTACTTAGCATATACTGCTGCTATTGATGGATTTACTAAATTTATGTTAGCTAAGTATGGGGTGGTAACTCCACCTACTCCGCCAGTTGCCCCAGTGGCACCTACAACACCAAATCCTTGACATTTCTAAAAAGGTTGATATACTATAGTTATACAAACCTTTTATAGAAACCTTTTATAGAAAGAATAAAATGTATATTACTCAAGACACAAATAAAAACGGTTTTGATATTGATATGTCAATAGATGAAGCACTTTTGATTATTCAGAAACTTGCTTCTGCTATAGCTCATGCAACTAAGTATGATTCATATGACTGCTTTACTAATGCGGCAATTGGGAGAACAATTTCAATCAATCAGCTTAATATAATTGAACATGAAAAGGTATACCCTACTCAAATTTCATTTAATGTAATTTAATTAAATCATGTCAATCACCAAGAAATCAATTGAAGATGCATTTAAGATATGTAAGAGTTTGGATGAAATGGAAACTACATATCAAAGTTTAATGAAAATTCAAGACGATTTATATAATGCTGGTAAAATAACAGCAAGAAAATTAATCACTGTTGATGGTTGGACTTGTTATGCATATTCAAAAAGAGAAGAAATTTTTAATCTCTAAATAAAATTCGTTGACATTTTTAAAAATTATGATATAATGGTTTTACACAAACTATTTTAGAAAGTCTATCATGTTGAAAGCAAAATTTAATGCTGAAGAATGGTCTTACTTATCTCCTCAACAAGCAACTGCAATTCAATGGGTTTTAGAAGGTACGGGTTCTTTGGAATTGATGGCCCGCGCTGGCTGTGGGAAGACCTTTTTTTTGATGGAAGCTATCAAAGCTATTGTAAAAGCCAATTATGGTAATATGGCTCTCATGGCTTATAACTCCAAAATTGCAGGTGAGCTTAAAGACAAAATTGCAAAAGCTGGCTATGATTGGAAAATCGCTCAAGCTGGTACATGTCATTCATTTGGACTTAGTGTATGGAAACAAGTCGCTGGTAAAGACATTCCCATTGATGCTAATAAATTACATAATATTATCGACAATCTTATAAAGAATGGTGATGAAATCATTGGAGATTATGCAGAAGTTGTAGCTAAATTATGCTCTCTTGGAAAACAACGTGCTATAGGTCATCTTTGCAGTATTGACGATGATCAAGAATGGTATAGTATCTGGGAACATTTTAATTTGGAAAATGATGTATCAGAAGATACTGATCCCTCTACTATTATTTCTCTAGCTAAAAAGTTATATCGTATTTCTTTGGATCAATGTAAACAAGTAATTGATTTTGATGATATGATTCTTGCCCCATTGTATTTCCGTGCTCGTTTTTGGCCGAAAGATTGGGTTATGCTTGATGAATCTCAAGATACTAATCCTGCACGTAGGGCATTGGCTTTAGCAATGTTGAAACCAAAAACAGGTCGTATGATTTTTGTTGGTGATATTAAACAAGCCATTTATGGCTTTACTGGTGCAGATTCCGATTCAATGGAACAGTTGAAAAAAGCAACTAATGCTATTACATTACCTTTGAATGAAACACGCCGTTGCCCTAAGAATGTAGTTAAAGAAGCGCAAAAGTATGTACCAGATATCACTGCTTATTCAGAAAATATTGGTGGTGAAGTTCGTACATTGGATGTCAACTTTATTCAATATGAAAAATTAGGTAAAGATGATGCAATTCTGTGCCGTAATACTGCTCCATTAATTACTATGGCATATACATTAATTTCAAATGGTATTGCATGTAAAGTGGAAGGTCGGGAAATTGGTACTAATTTAATCAAACTTGCAACCCGTTGGAAAATTAAAACTCTTGATGCTTTGATTAATAAATTGGATGATTTTCAAGCACGTCAAACTGCTAAATTCATGAGTAAAAATCAGGAAGAAAAAGTAGAAGGCTTGGTTGATCAAATTGATTGTTTGCGTGTTGTTATCAATAAATGTTTGTTGGCTAAAAAATATACTATTGCAGATTTGATTGCCGATGTTGAAAATATGTTTGGTAATACTCCAGAAGGTGAACAGCCAAAAGTATTAACTTTGTCTACTGTTCATCGTAGTAAAGGTCGTGAATGGTTACGTGTTTATATTTTGGATATGGATAAATATATGCCAAGTCCGTATGCCAAGAAACAATGGCAACAGGAACAAGAAGTTAATTTGATCTATGTGGCTATTACTCGTGCAATGAGAGAATTGATTTATGTTTATACTCCAGAAGTGAAAGGGTAATATCATGTTTGCATTTCCGCCAGAATTTGTACCAATTAAATATCCCGGATATTTTTGGAATGTGAAAACTAAAAAATTATATTCCATTAAGGGAACTGGAGTATTAAAACCACTTAAAGCAAGAATGAAACCAGTGACAATTCGTCCAAGTAGTTGTTATTCTTTTATAATCCCACCCGGATATACAGTGTCAGTCAATGGTAATAATTACCACTTAACATTTGAGGAACTTGAAAAAATGAATGTAATACCCTTGCTTAAATCTGTACAGATGTGTATGGTGTTTGAATGACTATACTTCTTCTAATCACTCTTCTTTTCATCAAACATTTCATTGTTGATTTTCCACTTCAGAAAGAATATCAATGGAAAAACAAAGGTACATATGGACATTTTGGTGGTATTCTACATGCTGGAACCCATGGTATTTTTACACTTTTAATTTTGCTATATTTTACATCTGATACTACATTACTTTGGTTGGCATATGTAGATTTCTGGTTGCACTATCATATTGATTGGGCAAAAATGAATCTCAATAAAAAGCTAGGATATACACCAACCAATAGTGAAGGATTTTGGATTTTACTAGGTGTAGATCAATTACTTCATGCTTTAACCTACATTTTAATTACAGGAGTTGTTTTGTTATGATTGGTACTTATGTTGCAGTAAAAGTTCTAAAACCTTGTTCGTCTTATTTATATAAATTCTGCCAAGATAAAGGCATTCCTACTGATCAACATATGTTTGAACATGACTTACATACTACTTTAATTTACAGTAGAAAACCATGTCCAGATATTATCACTATGCCAAATTTAGTACATGAAGCATACTTCAATGGATTTGATATGTTTTCTAATAGTCATGGTGAGAAATGTGTTCTGGTAATGAAATTGAATGCTCCTACATTGGTACAGAGACATTTACTTTTGATGGAACAGCATCAAGCTACTTATGATTTCGAATCATATGTACCGCATATCACATTAAGTTATGATTTCATGGGAGATATTTCGACCTTACTTCCTTACACTAAAGAAATTTTATTGAGTAATGAATGGATTGAAGAATTAGAGTAGTTTATATTTGTAACATTTTATGGTATAATATTACATTATCAACCAACCATGTTTTACCTATGAACTACTCAGACACATTAAATAATTTTATGTCTGCTGTTAATTTCTCCGATGTTAAAATCATAAAACTAAGAATTAAAGATAAAAGAGTCACAAAAATAACGCATTTAAAAAGGAAAACCAATGAAACACTTCAAAAATGATGCTAAACACGATGAAATTATTGAACACTTAGCAACAGTTATTGATCCTATTGGTGAAGTAATATCAGATAAAAGCGAATCGGATATGTATGGTCTGTTGGTATTGGGTTGTAAACTCACTAAAGATAAAAGTAAAGAGGGTGGTCATATTGAATCCTTCATTGAGGTATCTGGGTTGTATGAAGCCATTGTAGAAGGATTATTGGCAGAAATATCTGTTCAATGTGAAAATCAGGAATACACTTTATATTCTATTTTGTGTGAAGTGGTTGACACACTGAGAAAGGATTTAAAAATGAATCCGACTCAGGGTAATTTATTACATTAATATGCCTTCACAATCATATTTAGATAAATTTTATATTGATATTACTGATAGAATTGCTCAACGTTCTCATGCTGTGAGAGCTAAAGTTGGTTCTGTCTTAGTAAAGGATGACAACATTATTTCTTATGGATATAATGGAACTCCTAAAGGATATCATACCAATGTATGTGAAATTACTAATGAAGATGGAAGTTTAATTACTTCTCCTTCAGTAATCCATGCAGAGGCTAATTGTTTAGTTACTTTGGCTAGAACCGGGAATGGTTCTAGTCTTGGTTCTACTATGTATGTAACTTATTCTCCATGTATGGAATGTGCTAAACTCATTACTCAAAGTGGTATTGCTAAGGTGGTTTATAAAAAAGTATATAGAGAAAATTGCACTGATGGAATAGTTTTTTTATTGGATAATGATATTATTGTTGAAAAATTTGAGGAGATAGAATGACTTATTTAAATGATGCTAGTAACAATTTAACAATCGACCACTTACAATCTAAAATTTTAATTGGCTCTAGGATTAAACGGGAAAGTTTTGATCCAGAAAATAAAGATCATTTAAAAAGTTACTTAAAATATATTAATTCTGGGAATTGGGGAGAAGTACACTTCTTTTCAGAAGCTCCATTTGTAACTGTTCCTGCAACAGTCAATCATCGTTATGCATTACATACACTGAAAGAAAAGTTGATTAAGTGAAATCTGTTTTAAATGATAGAATTCTTTGGTATGATGGAACTAATCAGGTTATTCCTGAATTGGTTCCTGATTTATTGATGCAAGGAATCCCACCAAATCAAATATTTGTCACAGAAGAAAATGAAGATATTAAACAATTCAATTTGTTATGTGATGAACAAATATTATCAAATAAACAAGATAATAATTTCCCGGAAAGAGAATGGCAAATACCAGAAGAATATTTAAATTTAGACATTGATACTTATATAGATCAATTACTGAAGGTACAATTTCCTGATAATATGTTTTATCAAGAAAGAATAAATTCTGAGATGGAACAAATACATTCTAGAAAATTAGAAAGTCTAATAAAAACATTGATATACATTGTAGATACATTTAAAAAAAGCAATCAAGTATTTGGAGTAGGTAGGGGATCATCCTGTGCTTCTTTGGTATTATTTTTAATAGGAATACATAAAGTAGACCCGGTAAAATATAATATATCTATGTACGAATTCTTCCACAATTAGCACTTTCAATCAAAAACATATAAATAAATGGCATCACTATATTTATCACATCTCAAATGGAGTAAACATGTCAAGAAAAGCTAGATCAGCAAAAGGTAAAATGGTTGACTTTGATTTATTAAAAATAAAACAACAGTTATCTACTACCCCAGTCACCGTTGATGTAAGTAATCGTAGAAAATTCATTGATACAAAAGACGGTATTAAACGTACTGAAAATTATATTGTATCACCTACCCCCGTAATACCACAAAATGATGACATGGCAGATATGCTTGCGGTTGGTAAAGAAGCTGCCGAAGTTACTGCTAATGCCCACAAGGTCAAAAAATGAGTAAATTAGTTCCTCTAGGGAATACATTTTTGTTTCAATTTTTATCAGAAACAAAAAATGGGTTATTCACTCAAAAAAATAAAGGATTGATCTACATTCCAAATGCCGCACCTGAGATTGATAATCAAGGTATATTATGCAGGTATGGTAAAATTACTGCCATTGGCGAAGATGTCAAAGAATTTGGTATTGGGGATGTAGTTTTAATTGGTGCTGGTAGATGGACAGTTGGTTTTGTCATAAATAAGAAGACTTATTGGAAATCAGATGAAGACAATGTATTGGCTGTTCATACATGTCCAGATTCCGATACTTCATTAGGATATGATTATTGAATTTAGGAGATTTTTAATGTTTTTTGCATTACTTGTTTTTATTGCTGCATTTTTATTAGAAGGAATCGGTACATATATTTCAACAGTCGGACTTAGTTTAATTTTTGCTAGTTCTCCAATTATTATTGCATTGGCAGTAGTATTAGATTTTGCTAAAGTGATCACTGTCAGTTTTTTATATAAGTATTTTGATAAAGTAAATTTAGTCATGAAATCATACATGACAATAGCTGCAATGGTGTTAATGATTATTACATCAGCAGGTGCATTTGGATTTATGAGTGCTGCCTTTCAACAAAGTATATCTGGCACAAATCAAGATTCTGTATTGCTTCAATCTATGACAGATGAGCAAGTTAAATTACAATCGCGTAAAGAAGAAATAGATAAACAAATTGCTAATTTACCAAGTAATACGGTGAGGGGCAGAGCTACATTGATGAAGCAATTTGCTCCAGAAGTAGATAAAATCAATTCAAGATTATTAGAAATAGATAAGCAATTACCGGAATTGAAAGTCTCTTCTATCAAGAAAAATGTAGAAGTGGGTCCAATCATTTACATTGCTCAAGCCTTTAATACTGATCCAGAACATGCGGTGAAGTATGTAATTTTAATCATTATCTTTGTGTTTGATCCATTAGCTATTGCATTGTTAATAGCTGGCAATTTTTTATTGGCATTGAAAAAAGATGAACCAATTCCAGTAGAACCATTACTTCCTGTTGAAAAAGTAATTAAATCACCAATAGATAAAATTCCAGAGGCTGAACAAGAAATAAAAGTTGATAAAAATTTAGATATAAATTTACCAGAAATAACATATTATGATACACCAGATGATAAAGTACCTTTTCATATGCCAGAAATTCAACCAGAATATGTTGATCCACATCAGGAACTAAAATCTTTGGATAGAGACTCACTACATCAATCACTTGGTAGAGAACGATTTAAAGAATTGGTAAAAGTAGATGATATTACTTTAGAACAACTTCAACCAACTAAATCTTCTTTGGATACTTTGCAACCATATAAAGAACCATTTTTCAATAGAGAACAAGGTGGAATGATTCGTTATCCGAAAGTATAAGATTACTTTCCTAATTTTGTAGTATATAATTTTATTTATTTATTTAACAGGAATCACTATGAATTCTAATTGGGAATTACTTTACCGTCCAAAAACTCTTGATGATGTTATCTTTCAAGATGAAAATCAATCCGCAAAATTTAAATCATTTATCACGAATGATCATTTACCAAATATTCTGTTATCCGGTATAAGAGGAACAGGTAAAACTTCTATTATCAAGGCACTAGTAAAAGGATTTAATATAAGTCATGGCGATTATATGTCTCTTAATTGTTCTGATAAAAATATTGATACACTAAGAAATGAAGCAAATGATTTCTCCATGACAATGCCTATGGGTAAATTCAAAGTGTTGGTATTAGAAGAATTTAATCGATTGTCTAAAGGAGCACAGGATTTACTTAAAAAGCAAATGGATGATACCGGTTTGAGTTGTAAATGGTTAGCTACGTGTAATAATGAAAGCTTACTTACTCCAGAAATTAAAGATAGATTTCAAATTTTTAACTTTAAAGCTCCAGATAAAGAACAAGTTGCAGTAAGAATGGTACATATTTTAGATACTGAAAAAATAAATTTTGATATAGAACATTTGCTAACTTATATTGATATTGGTTATCCAAGTATTCGAAAAATAATTCAATTATTAGAAGCAAATTCTATTAATGGAGTATTACAAAATCCAAAAAATGCTACTCAAATCCAAGATTGGAAAGCTGACTTACTACCATTATTATCTAAGAGTGATTGGAGAGGTGCTAGGTATTTAATATGTTCCGCCGCATCCAAAGAAGACTATGAAGAAGTATATACATTCTTATATCAAAATATTGATAAGGTAACAGAAAATCAAGATGAAGCTATTTTGATTATTAGTGAATATTTAAATAATCATGGTAATGTAGTTGATCCAGAAATCAATATGGCAGCAATGTTTATTTCACTAAGTAAATTATGAAAGAACGTAAATTAAATATTTTTACATTACTATCAAAAATAGATAGTAGTAAAGATGATATTTATTTAACGTTATCAGATGAAGAGAAAAAGGAATTTTTTCCATTAGTGGTAATGCGCTGGATGACAGGAACAAATGACGAAAGACAAATTATGATGTTAAATGAATTTGTTAATCCATACATATATTCTTTATCAAAGCATCCTCATTTATTAATGAAATTATTACAAATCTGTTCATCTAAAACTAAGAAGAAATATAATTGGATAGGTCTTAAAAAAGAAGTATCAAATAAACTTTACTTAAAAGTTGTGACAGAGTATTATGATATTACTGAGAGGGAAGTGTTAATATTGAATCCTCCTATCTCAAAAGAAAAAGTATTATCTCATGCAGAGTCATTGGGTTGGGATAAACCGGAGATGGCAGCACTTAAAAAGGAGTTGGGATAATGGGACTAGGATTATTTTCAGGAAGTCATAAAGTAATATCATATTCTCCTACTATGATTTATAGTACAGTAAATCCTGATCCAAAGAATTTCACTATTTTAGAAGAACGATTTCATAATGGGTACTTGATATTACTTGTTAAATATCCTGACTGTACCAATTATGAAGGAAAGAAACTGATGATTTATACTGGATTTAATAATAGCAAAGAACTACTTGAATATAACAAAGGAAATCTTGATCCACATTTTTCAAAAGATAAAGGTGCTCCTATCATACGCTTTAAACCAGATGAAAATTCAATGGAGTTAATAGAAAAACTAATAATTTAAAGATGAAAACTAAACCAACTCAGCTAAAAATTCTAAATGATGAAGAAATAGAATTACGTAGAATTCCACTAGAAGATGCTGAAATTACTTTATCTAAAAAAAGTAATTGGATTTGTACATATTGTGAAAAGAGATATCAAACAGAATATGCTTTCATGCGTCATAATTGTGAAATTAAAAAACGTCATGATGAAATGAATTCTCCTATTGGTGAATCTGCTTATAGCTATTATACAATCTGGATGAAATTAAAGAAGTTTTCCACTCCTCCAAAAACAGCTTTTATAGAATCTAAATATTATCGTTCATTTATTAAATTTTCTAAATTAGTAATTTCTGCCAATATTGGTAGACCAGAAACATACATTCAGCTTATGATTAATGCACAACTTCTTCCCTCTTTATGGGATTGTGCAGGTGCATATACGTTATATACTCAATACATTGATAATTTACAAGACCCGATTATGCAAGTAGCAGATTCAATTTCTTGTTTGATGGATATTTGCGAAAAAGAAAATGTACAATTGAATGACATTTTTAATTATATTGGTGCTAATAAAACTATTAATTTAGTTCATCAAAGAAGATTAAGTCCATGGTTTTTATTTTGTAGTCCGAAGTTCGGAGAAATGTTACACAGTTTGGATCAAGGACAATTGAAAGCTTTTAATAATGTGGTGAATTCTGCTTATTGGGGTCCTAAGTTTCAAGACAATAAACATTTGGTAGATCAAATTAAAGAACTAATAAAAGAAGTCGGATTATAAATCATTGTAGATACTTGAAACTTAAGTATTTTAAATTAACCTGATACTTTATGTATCACAAATATTAAATAAAATGGAAATATGAAATTAGAAGAATTAAAACCAATAAAAGGAATAAGAACAGATTTTAATGAGTCTTGGCTTTCTGAAATGCCTTCTGGATTAGGATCATATAGTTCTTTCGATGGAGTTGAAAGAACTATAAAAGAGTTCAAGAAATCCGGTCTTGAAATTAAGAACTTGGGTAACAACTTAAATAAAATTGATGCCGATACAGTAATTATTTATTGGTATGAAAAGGATGGCGAAATACAACTTGGTACTGAATTGGGAATAAAAAATCAATGCTTAATGGTAAATATGACAGGTAAAAATCCAAAATTCAAAGGTAAACCTCCATATGCCAGCGATTTATATAATGCCATATTAAAAGATACAAATGAAAACCTTCGATTAACAAGTGATAAAACTTTGAGTGATGAAGGATATGGAATATGGAAAAAATTATTTAAATTGGGGCATACAATTTCTTTGTATAACACTTCTGATGATGCAAAAATTGGATCATCGTTAATTACATTGATATCTATTGAAGACATGGATAAATATTTTAAAGATAATGATAGTAATTATGAAAAATATCAATATGTATTATCTGAAAATTCTGTTTCATTAGCACTTGTTCGAAGTCAATTTATACTTCGTGAATATTGGGAATCAGTTCCCGGAATGCCATTAACAGATTAAGTAAAAATGAATGCTGCTGATATTGATATAGATACCCCTACCACATTTAATCCAAAGGATTATTTTCCATGGACTAAGGCATCTATTTTAAGAAGTAATGATTTATTTCCTCATCCGTGCGGTTTTTATCCTGAGAATATTCCAGAGGATAATGTAACAGGATTAGCAGCTATACCTTATGAAGATGCAGAGAATCTTGGATATTCTAAAATAGACTTTTTACATTTAAGTATTTATGATCACTTTAAAACTAGAGATGAAATTGATACATTACTTACTATTGAACCTGATTGGGGATTGTTAGTTATTCCATCAGAACAAAAGAAATTATTTCAATTGGCAAATCATGGTGATGTATTATCAGCAGTTAAACCAAAAGATATTATGACCTTGGCAGATGTATTAGCATTGATCAGACCGGGTAAAAAGAAATTACTTAAATTATATTTGGCACAGAAAGAAACTACTAGAAAAATATTATATCAAAAAGATGAGACTGGATATTCATTTAAGAAAAGTCACGCTATATCTTATGCACATGTGATATGGTTACAACTACATCTAATCGAAATGGGACTTATATGAAAATATTTAATAAAATCAAGGGTTTGTTTTCTAAGAAAACGAATGATCATTTTGTGGTGGCTCCTGATGAGTTTGAAAAATTAGTACATAAGCGAGGTGATATTGTAGTATGTGAAAATGGTTGTAATGTAGCTACATTAAATTCTGCTATTTACAGAGGTGAATTAGGATATAGTACAAAGCTAGATTATTTTGAAGGACAAGCAGTAGCGAAGTCAGGTGATAAATTACCACTACATTGCAAGTGTGGAGGAGTTTATTTTGGTTTCAGAGGTTCAGAGTTTGGAGGAAAATTTAAAATTAAAGGAGCAGAATGAGTTTATCAAATTTGGAAGCGCAGTTATTGGGATTGATTACTGAAGAAGCAGCAGAGGTAATACAAATAGTATCAAAGATTCAAAGGTTTGGATTGACATCGTATCACCCAAGAGACCCGGATAAGGTGCAGAATAGATATTTGTTAATGCAAGAATTAGGTGATTTACAAGCAGTATTAGACATGCTATATGATACAGTAAATGAATCTTTAGGAAGAAATTCCATTATTGTTGAAGAGCAAATTAACGGGTATGCAGCATTGAAGAAAGAGAAACTAAAATTAATGTTTAAAGGAGAATAAAAATGACTGCAATTGTTGGCGTAGAATTTAATGGCAAAGTATACATGGCTGGTGATCTTCAGGGTACTGGAGGCAATAATAAAATTATTCATACACAGCCAAAATTATTCAATAAAAAGGGTGTATTGTTTGGATTTACTACAAGTTACAGATTTGGTCAAATTTTAGATCATCTTCTACCTGATCCAGTAGTACCAGAGAATCCAGAAGAGGTTTATCGATGGTTGATTACTGTATTGATTCCAGATATCAAAAAAGCAATGAAAGATGCAGAATGGACTACCGGAGGCTCTTGTTTGATTGGTGTTAAGGGTCAACTATGGGAGCTTCAAAATGATTGGAGTGTTCTTAGATCAGTATCGGGGTATGCAGCAGTAGGAGCTGGCACAGAATATGGAAATGCAAGTATGATGACAAATTTGAAAATTAAACCCCCTAAAAATGGAGCAGATGTAATATTAATATTACAAAACACTATGGAAGTAATTAGTCAATTTTGTCCATCTGTAGGACAAGAAGCATTTATTCTTGAAAGTTAATAATTTATATAGTATAATCAAATTTATTTATTTAGATTGGATTTAAAATGATCAAAATTTACGCTGTGGGTGGAAGTGTCAGGGATTCATTACTTGGTATTGAATCTTATGACCGTGATTATGTGGTTGTAGGAGCCACAGAACAGGATATGCTCAATCTTGGATATACCAAGGTAGGAGCAGACTTCCCTGTGTTCATGGCTCCTAATGGTGATCAATATGCTTTGGCAAGGAAAGAACGTAAAACCGGTAAAGGCTATAATGGTTTTACCGTAGAATTTGATCCATCTGTTACATTGAAAGAAGACTTAGAACGGCGTGATTTAACCATTAATAGTATTGCTCAAGATTTAGAAACTGGAGAAATCATTGATTACTTTGGTGGATTGGATGATTTGAAAAATAAAGTGCTTAGACATACATCAGATGCATTTTCAGAAGACCCATTACGTGTTATTAGATTGGCAAGATTTAGTTCTAAATTTCCTGAATTTACCATTGCAGAAGATACAAAAAAACTATGTATTGATTTAGTACAATCTGGTACATTGAATGAATTGCATGATAATCGCATCATGGTAGAAATTACAAAAGTATTTACTTATGATAATTTTATTAACTTTTTTCTTACCTTGGAAAAGTTTAGTGCATTTAATAAAGTGAATTTTTTTAAAGATTTATTTGGATATGATCAAGAATATAATATTTTTGTAATTGAGGATATACATATTACTATTGCCAACATAATTTCTTCTATGGATATTAATCTTGTACAAAAAATAAAATATTTCACTGTTTTGTTTAGAGATGCTTATGCTGATATGAGTTCAAAATGTATTCCTAAAAACATTAAGAAATTGGCTGAACACTTTGATATAATGATAGATTTGGGATTATACGGAGGATATTATAATTTAGAGTTTTATGAAAATATTTACGGATTTTTAAAAACAATCAAAGCATATTCAGATGTAGAAGAAGATGTTCAGGATATTGTTAATATTTTGTATATTATGGAGGAGTGTGATATTGAATGGATTTTTACCAGTGAAGATTTTGTTGATTTCCTCAATGAAGCAGTATATAATAATCCTGTTATAGCTTCTCAATTTCCAAATCTAACTGGAAAAGCTCTTGGTGAAGCTATTGAAAATAAACGCATTGAAAATGTCAAGTTGGCATTTATAAAAGTAAAGGATTAATAATGAATCAGCTATTTAAAATTTTAACAGGTTCAAGACTATATGGTACATTTACGGATACATCCGATTATGACTATAAAGTAATTACTTTGCCTCCATTGGAAGATGTTTTGCTTGGTAAAAAATTAGTCAATTATAAAGAAGTACCTGAAGGTAAAGGTGCTCATGATTCTATGCCAGATAATGGTATTGAAACAGAATATATTCCATTACAGGTTTTCTTTAATGATTTCTTTGCTGGTCAAACTTATGCTGTAGAATTAGCTTTTGCTATTTTACAAGGTAAGTATGATTCACAGTATAATTATCAAAGCACCATTGATAAAATTCTGTATATTTTGGAGAATCTGAATAAAGATGATTTATTGTGTGATCATACTCAGGCTATTGAAGAAATTAAAAAAATTGAAGGAGTTAGGTTTTCTGAAGAAGAATACCATAGTGATAGTTTTGATATTAATCTAATTAGGCCGGTTTTCACCATTGCACCTTTTACTGAACCAATTAAATTTCGAACTGAAGTTGGTATGCTTAAATATCATCTTAATAATTTGAAATGTGGTGATTATTCAGAAATTTATTTCTTAACTGAAATGATTCAAGATTTAGTTGAGAACTTTCTTACTAAAGATGTAAAGAAAATGATGGGATATGCAGTATCTCAGGCTAAAGTATATGGTGCTAAAACAGATCGTTATGTTACTGTAGTATCTGCAATAGATATTCTTAGTTCAGAAAATGGCAAATGTATTCTTAATGAAATGCCTAAATTAATAGAAGCACTTCTTAAATTACCATTTACGAATATTAATTCTACAGAAGTTAATAATGTAGTTAATAATACAATTGTCATTAATCATAAGCAATACCCTTTGTCCTGTCAATTGGATTATATTGTTAATTCACTGAAAGCTACTGAACATACCTATGGAGACCGGGTTAAATCTTTTCAAGGAACAGGTGCTGATTGGAAAGCAATGGCACATGCTGTTAGGATTGTAAAACAGATTCAGGAATTATCTACTACTGGAACAATTTTATTTCCATCAAAAGATATTGATCAAATTAAATCGATCAGAAATGGCTTAATGGAAGTAGAAGATGCAACCAATTTATTGAATGATTCGATTGTAAAAGCCGAAGAATCTATTATGAATTCGATTCTTCCAGCTAAAACTCCAGAAATGATTGAAATGTTTAATCACTGGAAAATAAATGTATTGAAATCTTTATACTACATTTGATTTTTTAAATTTGATTTCCTCATGTTCCTGTGGGGAAATTACTCTGCGTCTTCTTACTTTTGAAGTATTCATTTTACTATAGGAAAATGCATGTCCTATGATTCTTGATACATATAATGCTTCAAATGTTTTATAGATAGGAGAAAAAGTTTGAGTTAATCCAAGAGTACTAAGTTCAATACTTAATGGATGCTTTTCAGAATTAGAATAGAACCAATTGGTAACAAGTGTTAAAAAGTCAGGAACAAAGATATTAGATTGTTCTGCAAAATCTAATACATAAGCACCGATTTCTGTTTCTGAAATGTTATCAATAATACATAAGTATTGTTCTCTACGATATTCTAACAGGGAAATAAATTTGTAATTTGCACTAGAATTAACCATTTCAATTTTAAGTTCTGGTATTTTTTTCTTTGCCATTGTAAGACCTTTATAAAAGTTGTTATACAAGTATTTATATTATTTTGATGCTAAAAAATTGGAGATGATTATGTGGAATAAAATTTTAAAATGGATTGGGATAGAAGACGTTGATGTCATAGTTACCCCAAAAAATATTGAAGAAAGGGCAAATGATTTATATAAAAACATCTATGGAAATGGTGGTATGACAATACATAAACCATTATATGAAAATAAAGATGCCAAAATGGTTGCCTTTACTGGAGGGAAATATGGTATTAGGAAAATGAAATCAGGCTGTTTACAATCAGCTCAGAATTTACGTTGTGACATTCCTATGTACTATAGTTTGATAAGTTTATCTAGTCCTATTAGAAAGGATTGTATGTGGTATACCCTTGGAAATGGGAATTTTGCAAATTGTTTAGGAACACATGAAGAAATTTTAAAATTATTTAATACATATTTTCCATGTGAAGTTTAGTATTAGTTAAATCCATGGTATAATGTTTCTACTTAAGACCATTTGAAATTATAAGAGAATATGAAGATTACTAAAAAACAAGCTGCAACGATTTCAATTCCAAGGTGGCCACAGATGTTGGTAACTGGCAAACCGGTATCCACTGAACAAGCAAAAGAAATCATTTTTGCTACCGATAGTTATTTAAATAGTATCTATGATGGTTATGGAAATTATCATAATTATAGTAACTGGTTTCAAAAAATAACTGGATATGAAAAAATAAATAATCTTGGTAATGCCAGATGGGATATGATGGAAGTGTTTAGAAAGATTAATAATTCTCTTGAATTAGAATACTTGAGTAACAATTGGGTTATGTCCTCTTACATATATGGTCCTCATGGGTGGTGTCATCCAGATGGTACAATTTCTTATGAAGATAATGTAGGGAAATGGCCTTCCTTTGAAGAATTATTTAATGAATGGTCTCTTATTGCTACCAAATTTACTTTTTTGGATTTGTGGGTTACATTTGTATGTATAGGTGATGACAATCTTCAAGCTGTAGATGAACCAGATACACCATTGTTTAGTTTATATGTACATAATGGTAAAGTTACTTGTCATCAGCCAAATATGAATGTGCATAAAGATATGCATAAGCGTGATCCAGACAAAGCATTTGAAGAAATTATGTCTGATTCTTATGAATCTGAACATGGGCTATCTGAAGAATGGGTTGTAGAATTTGCTAATCGTGTTTATCCTCTTGTAGAACAAGTATTAGGCACAGAAATAAGTGGTATTGAAGTTTAAGAAACTTACTCAGATAAAAAGGAAAAACATGCAATCTAATTTCAAAGAAATTATCCATACTTGTGAAAATACAACTGGATCAGGCTCTAAAAAGATTATTCAGGAAGTATTAGCTAAATCTGATCCAATTGCTCAACGATTGATTTATGAGGCTTTGAATTCATATCGGGTATTTGGTATTAAAAAATGGAATGAACCAGTTCATCAGCATACTACATCTGTAAATGCTTATGATTTATTTTTTGATACACTAGATAAATTGGCTAACCGGGAATATACTGGGAATAATGCAGTAGAAATGGTTGAATTTGCTTTGTCTCATTTCTCTAAAAGTGAAGCTAAATATATTGAACGTGTTTTAGATAAAGATTTGAAATGTGGCTTTAGTGCTGATACTTTCAATAAAGTATTTAAAAATGCCATCCCAGTATTTGACTGTATGCTGGCCGATAAGCCAGATGCAGATGATGACGAATGGTTTGATAAATACATCAATTTTAAAGATGGTATTTATGCTGATCAGAAATTAGATGGACAACGAATTATTGCTGTGGTTAAAAAGCATGAAATTGTTTATTATTCAAGGGAAGGTAAAATTGCCTTTCAATGGAATGGAATCTTTGATCAAGATTTATATAAAATTCATCTTCATATCGGACATGATTTTGTATTAGATGGTGAAGCATATGCTTCTAATTTCACAGAAACCATGAATGCTAAAAAGAAAGATAATGCTGCTGCTAAAGCAAATTTGAATTTCAATGCATTTTTCTTTATGCCATTGGAAGATTGGTTGAACCAAAGTACTAAAATTACCATGGGATTGAATATTGATCATCTTCCTAAAATTCTTAAACATAGTAATGTCACTAAAATTGTCATGCCAAAAGGAAGAAAGGTTACTGATTATACTGACATGATGAACTTCTGCAATGAATCTATTGACGTAGATAAGGTAGAAGGGCTTATATTAAAGAATATGAATGCGGTGTATGAATGGGATAGGAAACGTTCTTGGACTAAGGTAAAGCGGTTCTATGACATTGATGCCAAGATTGTAGGTATGTATAAAGGTAAGGCTAAAAGTAGATTTGAACATACTTTTGGTGGATTTAACTGTATTGGTTTTCTTGAAGATGGAACTCGCGTAGAATTTAATTGTGGTGGTGGATTCACAGATGCAATGAGAGATGATATTTGGAATAATCCAGATAAGTACATTAATAAAACCGGAGTATTCAAGTATCAAGAAGTATCAAAAGGTAAGAATAAAGAATTTGCATCATTGAGATTTAATACTTTTGTACATTTGCGGGATGATAAATTGATTGAAATTTAAGAGGTAATTTATGGACTTCGTTACACTTTTGTTACATATGTTTTATTTGATTATGATTAGTATGTTTGTCGGTGGAAGTTTAGGTTATTTTGTAAAGAAATATGAAGTGTCAAAGAATAATAAAATTATTGCTTTTATAATTATAGGTTTATTTATGAGTTTTGTGGGTTATCTTTTAGGAGTATTTTAAAGAATTTATTTTTGCGGTTGTGGTGGATGTCAAAGAACTGGAACTTGGCTTATTTTAAATCAGATTGATGTATCTGAATCTTGTTGATAATTTATGATAGGATTCACTATGTCACAATCTAAAAAAGGTTCTTTAATAGAAGCCATGTCAAGTTTATTAGTAGGCATGGTTATATCAGCTTTGCTCAATTATTATGTACTTCCATTAATTGGTGTTCCAGTTTCTGGTTCTCAAAATGTCATGATGATCATTCTATTTACTTCAACTTCGTTCGTTAGAAGCTATGGCATGAGAAGATTATTTAATTGGATACACTCCAAATTTAACTTCTAACTGTAATTTTTTAATAAATATAGTTAAAGAAGGATATTTATGAAAGTTATTGATTTACAACCATATATTAAAAAGAGAGAACTCAAAAAACTTGAAGAGCAAGTAGCTATTCTTGCTTTGGATCATGAACATAAAGAATGTAATACTGCTGGAAATATAAAAATTAAATTTAAGGAATGGCTTTTGCTAAGTGCTTAAGTTGATGAATAAGGAATAATAAAAATGTTAAAAATTCGTGAAGGATCAGACTTCCATATTGGCTATCAATTTGATCAAATAAATGTAGATAGCAAAACTATTGTTAATCAAATTCTCCCTCCATTAGACGGTGATAAAGAAACCGTACTGCTTTTATGTGGGGATATCGGTGTTGCTAAACAAGTTAAAAGAATTGTAAATTTCTTGGATATAGTAGTTCCCAGATTTAAACACGTCATTTATTTGTTTGGAAATCATGAACATTATCACTCAAAATTAAATAATACTTTTTCTATTATTGATAATGCAGTAGCTTCTCATCTTGGTTATACTCCAAATCTAACTATTGTTGGTAATGAACCTCAATGTATATCCATTGATGGAGTAAGATTTTTATGTAGTACTATGTGGACAGATTATGGTAATGGTGATCCTCATGTGCATGAATTAGTTAAGAGACATATTAATGATCATCATTACATTACTAATGATGATAATTCTTTAGTTCAACCTGATGATTTATCTAAAATATTTCATCACACTATTCAAAAATTTGAATGTCTATTAGATGGATATGACAATTCCAGAACAGTTATAGCAACACATCACATGCCATCTTTTGATGCGGTTGATCCTATGTACATGGTTGATCCAACTACTAGAGTGTTGAATCATGCATTTGCATCTAATTTGAATGAATTTATTATTAAGCATAAACCTGCTGTTTGGTGCTTTGGTCATACTCATAACAAATATAATGATTTTATTGGTTCTACAAATTTAAAATGTAATCCATTTGGATATGCTAAAGAAATGAATTTGTATCATAAAGTATATAATCCGAGATTTAGTTTTGAGGTATAAATGCAACCAAAATATGAGCTAGTTCAACCGGCAACACAAAAGCATATTTACACTAGTGCTGGTATTATTTATTGTGATGTATACAGAATTAAAGCATTACAAGATTTTGGACAAATAAAAATTGGGGATATCGGTGGATATGTTGAATCAGAGAAAAATTTATCTCAAGTAGGAACTTGTTGGATAGATTTTGATTCTATTGTAGTAGAACATGCCATCATTGGAGAATCTGCTTTTATTAAAAACAGTTTAATTTATGAATTAGCTTATGTTGGTGGTGCATCATTTATAGAAGACTCTATTATTTTTGGATGTTCTACTATTCATAGTTCTGATGTTACAGATTCTGAAATTTTTGATAATGCAGATGTTTGTTTAGCAGATATTGCTCATTCTAAAATTTATGGAAATGCAGATATCAATACGTTTACTTATAATGCCCCATGTACATTTATTAGAAATTCACATATTTATGATAATGTAAGTTTATCAAAAGATTTAAATATTGATGGGTTAATCATAAATGAAAATGTATCTCTTATAGGACCACAAACGTTAAATATACATAATGTAACAGGTGGGATTATTGGTGATAGTATTATGCAGTCTATTGTGGTTATTTGGCCTTTTCCAGCATCCATTAAAAATCCAAAATATAAATTAACAACCATTAGCAAAAATATAAATTTCAGTGTAGTTTATCAAATTGAAGCATTGAGAAATTTCAGTGATGTAAAAGCTGGAGATTTAGGTGGATGGATCGAAAGTGACCACAACTTATCCCATGAAGATGATTGTTGGGTATATGATAATTCTGTGGTATATGACCAAGCTCAAGTTTTAAATGATGCTAAAATTAAAAATAATTCTGAAATTTCTGAACGAGCAATTGTTAAAGGAAATTGTATCATTGATAATTATTTGGTATATGGAAAAGCTTTTATTAATGGAGATAAAACATTATTAACTATTTCTGGAAATCCACATTCTCTTGATAATGCGATTTTTGGTAAAGCTAATATTACTGGTAATACTAATCTTATTGATACTAGTGTACAAGATAGAGCTTGTATTAATATTTATCATTGTATATTATCTAAATGTACATTATATGGCTATGCTACTATAGATGGAAATGTAACTTTAACAGGCTGTAGTGTGGGTGACTATGTTTATATTACTTTGCCATCACCTCTTGTCCAACCCGGACATTTTAATGCTGAAAATTGTATGTTTGTTGGTATTTTAAATTTGGTTAAACCGATACAAATTTTAGGATCAAATAAATCCAATCCTATAGTGGTTGATCAAGAATATATTGATATTAATTTTACTAATAATGGAAATAATCAGACCCAAAGTAGTACGGTTTCTGCCACTTGGTCTAAAGGATTAAACAACATTGAAATTGAATATAGTAATTCAAATGTTGTTTGGGAGTTTGAAATTCCAGAAAATACTACTTACTTTGAATACTTAAATTTGGTGATTAATAAATTACTTTCTGAAAATATTAAAATTGATACTAAAGGAAGTGAATATCATTTTACATATAATGGAAAAGATCATATACTTACTAATACAACTTTCCAAGATAACCTAGACACGTTGAAATATATTAAAATATGAAAAAATATGAATTAGTAAACCCTACAACAAAGATAATCGATGGACTCTCTTATGATTTATTTCAGATTAAAGCATTAAAAAATTTTACTATTTCTTGGTATAATACTGATATTTTGGCTGGTGATTTAGGAGGATTTGTACAATCAGAAAATAATTTATCACAAGAAGGAAGTTGCTGGTTGTTTAATGATTCTGTAGTCATTAATAATGCAAAAGTTTTAAATGAATCTGTAGTTAAAAATTCTACAATTTATAATGATGCTACAATAAAAGGAAGTTCCAATATTAATACTAGTGTTATTTATTTATGTAGTGAAGTAAATAATTCCGCTATCTACGATTCCACTATATATGATAATTCAACTGTTGAAGATTCTTTTGTTAAAAAATCCTCTGTTTATGAAAATTCATTTATATGTAAATGTAAAATAGATTTCAGTGCGATATCTGGATGCGTGTGTCTTAACAATATAAAACTTAACGATATGAAAATGTTTGGGAATTATGATCTTGATGCCAAAATGTTTAATGGATCACCAACTTTATCTAATCATACTTTAGGTGATATTGAATTTGCTAAAGTATTCATAAAAAATAGTAATCCTAACCCTACCAAATATCATTTGGTAAATGGAACTATTTTTCATAATTCGAATGGCGCTAATCCCGTTTTTCAAATTCAAGCATTAAAAGATTTTGACAATATTAAAGCTGGAGATTTAGGTGGTTTTATTTCCGGCTATCATAATCTTTCTCAATTTGGAAATTGTTGGGTAGCTGTAAATAGCTATGTATTAGATAATGCTAAAGTATTGGGAAACTCTAAAATTGTAAATAGTATCATAATGGAAAAGGCTAATGTTGATGGATATGACACAATAATAGAAGGTTCTACCATTTCTGGTTGTGCTCTGGTAGGATCATCAAATTTTAATAGCATGGGAGTGCATATTGAATGTTCACAAATTTCTGGAAAATCTGACATTTCTGGATATGTAAAAATCATCGATTGTAATATTGGGAATAAAAGTCTTATAATCACTAGAAATCCCCTTAACCTTGCAAATTCTAAAATAAATATTATTGAAAGTTGTATTATGTCTGATTTAAGTAATATTATATTAGGTGAAAAAGATAGCGAAATTAAATATTGTAAATTTTATAATAGAAGTTTTATTAATGGTAGTACAGTATTATTAAATAGTATGACTTATTTATTTAATGATATCGTGACCGTTAATCCAACCACTATTATTGTTTATAATATGGAAGCATCTGATGAAGAATTAAAAATTAAAGAATTTGTTATTCCAAAAAATACAACATATCTAGAATATTTAAATTTGATAATTAATAAATTAATATCTCTTGGTATAAACATTTCTATTATTGGTAGTAACTATAATTTTACATATCAACAAAATTCCTACTCTCTTACCAATTCTACATACGAAGATAATTTGGGTTCTTTATCTATCCTCCAAACTATATTCTAAAAGTAGTTTTCTAAAATCAATATTTATCATATAATTACATGTCAGCCGAAATTTTAGAATTCAAAAGAAAGAAAAAAGAAAGTAAGCCAAAGCCAGATATCACCTTACTATCCAATCAGGAATTACACACTAATATTTTAACTGATGTACTTTTAGATTGGCAACAAGCTGCTGTTAAAAATAAACTTAATGACTATGTACTTTCCATACTTCCTAAAGCTATTAAAAATTCAAAGTATGACTACATCAATTGTCTAAACACAATTTCAGAAGTAGAAGAGCACCTCAAAATTTTAGTATTCTCTTGTTCACCAGAATATTTAACAAATATTGGATGGCAAGCAGGATTTAAATATAACAAAGAAGTTTTTGTTACCCCACCTGACTTGAGCACAGAAGCTCATGCTAGGGCATTAAATGTAGTACTGTTTTTAAAATTTGATTTAACCATGAAAACCCTTAACAAATAAGAGAATAAGATGACAACTAATAATAGCAATACCGTATCCTTGTATGTAGTAAAAAATTCAAATGGAAAATATTTTGCTGGATTTGATTCACAAAAGAGTCAAACCAATTTTGCTGATAATCCAATCCATGCTAAGAAATTTACGAATAAAAATGATATTAAACTTAGACCAGAAGAACAGGTTGTAGAATTGACTGTGACTCTGACAGCAGATAATGTAGTAGTGTCTGAGCCATTTAGACCACATCGCAAATTTCCTCAAAAATAATTAAAAAGATATTGCAATCCCTTAAAAGTTAGAGTATAATTTACTTATTCAAAACTTTTAAGGGATTTTTATCATGGCTAATTTGATTAAATGGGTAGTTCAACCAAAAGAAGAATATTATCATCGCGGTTGGCCAATTGCTTATTATATTATAGATAAAAACTGTAAATTCTAAAATTATAGATAAAACATTAATTAATACATGATAATAACTAAAAAGTTCCGATTAAAAGACAAACATGCTTCGCATTTAAATTCGATGGCACGTGAGGTCAATTATATCTGGAATTTTGCTAATGAAACAAGAGCTAAAGCAGCTAGTCCTCAGTATGTTGGGAAACGAAAATTTCTTAGTGGGTTTGATTTGATTAATCTTACTTCTGGATATGTTAAAGAATATGATAGTAAATTAAATGCACAAAGTGTACAAGCTATTTGTGAAGAAGTAGCACTTCGTGGAAAGCAATTTAAAAAGACAAAATTGAAATGGAGAACCAACAATCCTAAGTCATCTAAGAAGTCACTTGGTTGGATTCCATTTAAAAGCAGTGCGATTAAATTTGTTAATGGACAAATCCGATATAATGGTCATTTCTTTAATTTTTGGGATTCGTATGATTTACCCAAAGATACAAAAATATTATGTGGGTCATTCAATCAAGATGCAAGAGGTAGGTGGTATATTAATCTTGTTATTGACGAACCTATAAAACAATCTTCTGGAACTGGGTCTATTGCATTGGATTTCGGTGTAAAAGATATTGCTGGATTAAGTGATGGAACAATAATTGAAGCACAGATGTTTTATAAGAAATCAGAAGAAAAGCTTGCTAAATCACAACGTGCTAGAACCAAGAAAAAAACAAGAAGTATCCATGCTAAAATAGCAAATCAACGCAAGGATTATTTACATAAATTTAGTAGTAAATTAATAGCTGAAAACGCAGCTATATTTGTTGGAAATGTCAGTCTTAACTTCCTTTTATCAGGAAACTCTGGTAAGAAAACCAGAGACCACGGAATAGGAATGTTTAAAGATATGCTCAAGTACAAAAGCCATCAGGCAGGAGTCATATACGAAGTGATTGATGAAAAGTATTCAACCCAAACCTGCTCGTGCTGTGGGGTAATACCCATAAGTAGTCCGAAAGGTAGTGCAGGACTTTGGATAAGAGAATGGACTTGTTGTGAATGCAACACAACGCATGACAGAGATGTTAATGCGGCAAAAGTCATTCTTGCGCGAGGACATTCGCGTCTGAGAGGAATCTCCTGCAAGCAAGGGGAGTAGATGTCAAAAGCAAATTTAACAAGTGATTGAAGCTGTCAGGGATAATTTTGAGAATGGACAACGTAAACAGATTGATGTAATGTGTCAATATAAACAATCTTTGGGTTCATTTTGGCAGGGACAATTTATGCGACTTGCTGGATATCCAAAAATCAATTTTGCAGACTTTGCTATTGTTTCTACTGATAGGGCAGATGATGCTTTTAAAAATCATAAAGAAGATGGAATAATTAAACTTCGTTAAGATAATTATTTCATTGCTAATGTAAATAAAGGGGAACTTATTCCCCTTTTATTTTATGAATGTTGCTTGATCCAATCTAATTCTGCTTGTTTAGCATTGCCTAAATTGTTTTTATCTGGTTTGCTACCAGCTATTCTAGGAGGGACAGGGAATCTTTGACCACCAGCTTCTGCCTTTGCTTTAGCTGCTGCCCATTGTGCATCTTTTGTAGTTTTTAACTTATCTTTAGCTTGTTGTAATTTATCTTTGACATCATCTTTTTTACTTCCAAAGACACCAAATATTTCATCCAATTGTTCTTCGGATAATTGATCAGATACATAAGAATTGAACTGCTTAAATGAAATGCCCATTTTTAATCCGTTAGAGTTTAATATACATATTATTTATATTACTTTTTCAAATTTCCATAAATATTAAGGAGTTTACCAATGCAAACAGATATTCCATACCAAAATATTGAAATTATTACTGTTTCGGCATCAGATTTTAATATAAATCATACTAAAAAGTCTGTTGTTGTTAAAGGTAGGCTAATTGAGAGCCTTGAATCTTTTGATGATCATCATTTCAAGGGTATTGAAAATCTACTTACGGAATGTGGCTGGAATAAAATAACAGTTCATATAAAAATAAATTAATATCGACAAAAAATATGATGTATTATTTGACAGTGAATTAAATATTCTTTGGTATGGCTTTACCAAATTAGATATGACTGCTATAGAAGAATTAAGTATTATCTTTGAATTTACTGATGTTGTAGTCAGACCATTATTGTTATCCGGTGGGATATATAATAAATTGAAAACTTGTTTTTCCATCACAGAATCGGGAGATATATTAATAGTTCCAGAAGGGTTTAGTAACCATAGTGCAGCAATTTTAGCATTGTGGTATCCAACAGCAAATGAATTTACCAATACTATTTTTGATATGGCTTAAAAATGAACATGACATTAGCACAGAAACAAGCAATGCAAACTTTTTTACAAGCAGGACATTTCATATTTGAAGTAGCCTATAATCCAACTACAACTACTGATTCTCCTAACCCGGAAACTGAAGCTATTGATAATGGATATATTTTGTATATTGATCCTGTTACTAGTGCATCCATGAGACAAGTATCTGCTGAATTGATTGAAAATTTATATTACTTGGTAGCACCAGATGGAACAAATGTTGGGAATAGTCAATTTAATGGATTTCCTCCAAGTGCACCTCCACAATTACCAACTACCCCGGATGGATCAACAGGTCCTGCTGCTATTGGTTCACCAAATTATCAAGGGCTACCACCATCATATCCACCACAATTACCAACTACCCCGGATGGATCAACAGGTCCTGCTGCTATTGGTTCACCAAATTATCAAGGTCTGCCTCCCTCATATCCACCACAATTACCAGTTGCAACTGATGGATCAAGTGGTCCAGCATCTATTGGCACAGATACTTACACAGGATTTCCACAAAGTTATCCTGCCTCAATACCGGGAACTGGTACAGATAATTCCCCATAAAATATATTTTGTAAGAAGTTTTAGTTTTTAGATTTTTAGTATATAATTTTAAGTAGTAAGAACAGCGTAAAGTTAAATTGAGAAAAGTTGGAATGGACTCCGGGGCAGTGCCGGACATCTCCAAATATATATTAAAAATAGTATATATTTGGAGGGGGTGAAACAGAATCGACATACAAAAGAGTAACTTTTTGATCGCTAGTCAGGCGAATGACTTTAATATAGCAAAAACCTTAAATGCAAATGATACATTCGCATATGCTCTTGCTGCTTAATCTTAGGATTAAGTAACTAAATAGAGCGGAGTTTTCGGTGGATTTTCTTAGCAACAGGATAAACCCACCACCTATTCATGATGAAACAGGAGAAGATGATATGCAGAAACTTTCAAACTTTGCTACTAATTTACTTGTAATATTCTATAATTTTTCTGATCAATTTGGAAAAGTGGATATGCAGACAGTAACTAAATATCTCAAAGAGAAACATAATATTTCTATTCCACTATCTCCTGTTACTATAACACAAGACCATATTGATTATTTAGTTTCTATCAATAAGTTACCAGATGTGAAAAATTTTCTATTAGAAATACATAAATAAAAGTAGTACTTATCATACCATAACATCTGGATAAATATCATGAAAATTAAAGAAGTATCAGTAGTCAAGGTCGTCCTATGTCTTATATTGACATTTGTTTTAGGGATTGAATTTGGTAATACGATGCTTCGAAGTTACATGAATAATAAAATTCCAGATGTAGTCTTCTCTCCAATGTTTTTCTCTGATTCACTTTCTATTCAATATTCTATTTTGAATAATGATGCATCTGTTACAGCTTGGATTAGAGTTGATACATCCGATGGATTGGAAGCTAAAAATTTAAAAGGTAATACTGAATTTGTAAAAGCACAGGTGCTATGTGATGTACCGATGATTAGACTACATGAAATACGTATGTATGATAGTCAAATGAATTTAGTAGGTGTAAGTACAGATTTTGATGATAATTATAAAACTCCAGCTTCTATGCTCAGTGCAATTTCAGTAGTTGGAATATGTAGTGCAGCTAAAAACGTGGATGTATCAAATAAAGTTTTCAAAGAAAAAGATGATCCAAAATCAAACACATAAAATATAAGGAATAGTAAAATGACAACATATTTAGATTGGGAAATAACCAAAGTAATTGAAGAATTAGAAATTGTAGCATATGAAAAAGGACAAGAAGTCAACACTGAGCGAAGACAAAAAGGGGAACCTATTGATCCACGTGCACATGAAAAATTCTTAGTTCATCATGCTGCACAAATCATTAAACAGTATCAAGCAATGCCTGTCAGAAAGAAACCGGGTAAAAAACCAACACCTAAGCCAGAAAATAAATAATAGTTTTACTTTTGATAGATTTAGTCTATAATATTAAGTTCTGGAATTTCCCAGATTAATTTTACTTATAGGAATTTAAAAATGAAAAAACTAATTATGTTGGTAGCATTTATTTGTAGTACTTCAGCATTTGCTGGAGATTTCTCTGTATCAGAAGCATATAATTATGATCAAGTTACAGGTAATAGTACATTGGCATCTATTCATCGTTCTGATACTACGTTGAATTACGCAACTGATTTAGGGACTGTATACGGTGGTGCTCAAATTGATCAAGCAGTTACACAAGCACGTACATCTGGTTATGGTGGTATTGTTGGTTATAGTAATGGTACACATTTTGGCAATTTCGGTGTGAATGGTCATGTTAGTTATGAAAAGGTTCGTTTTGGATCAGATGGTGATATGGGTACTGTACGCTATGGAGTAGAAGGCACATATCAATTTTATTCCTTGACACCTTTTGTTGGAGCAGAACATGCTGATACATCAAGTGGATATTCAGTTATTACTTCTGATTTAGGAACGAACTACTTTACACAAAAGTCAAATCGTTATACACTAGGTACAGATGTAGCATTGTCTAAACGTGTTAATGTACGTTTTGGTTATGCATATACAGATGGCTATTCTCATAGTTCAATTGGATTGACATCAGCAGTAACATTAAAGTTTTAATAGTTTCAAATCACCCTTTAAGAAGGGTCTCCTCCTAAGACTAAATTAATTTTTGTCTTAGATCAAAATAATAATTATTTTGATTTTTAAAAGAGGTGGTTAATTTTTACGAGAATTTCCACCTCTTATTTTTATTTTTAAATTTTAGGAATATACATGATTATTGATAAACAA